CTCCCGGCTTATTGACAGGTGAACAAGGTTCTGTTGGCATGATTAACACCCCTTACAGATTGAAGGAGGAGGAGGAGGATATGGTGGTAAACTTTCAACTTGACTCTCAGACGTGAAACATAGGAACGTGGAGACCTGCTACTCCAAGCAAAGCCAGAATTACATAGAGTACAATTAAGACCAAAATAACGACCATCAGGACATAGATAATCCGACGAAAAGGTTCAGGTAATGGAATAAGTGGTAGAAGTTGTTGAATAGCCCACCAGACAACACCGAGAATAATCAGGAGAACTATAATACCGATAAGTGTGCCAATGATACCCATATTAATCCTCCTCGTCTAATTCCTCCACCCATGCTCTAAAACTCCGCTGATACATTCCTGTATCAATGAAACTTGGGCGTGGAGCTCTTTTAGCATATGGATGTCTATGAAGATGGGACACACCTCTTTGTGCGGCTGTTGTTGGAACTCCAGGAAGAACACCATCAAATCTGCGTGATTGCAGGCTCTGCATGAAATTCTTCTCTATTTTATCGGTTTCTGTATCAGATATACCACCAGCCTTAGGAATTTGCTCCATCTGTATGACTTCTTCAATATTATCAGCGTAAGCATCCTCTAATACTTCAATGAAATTTTCTTCCTCCATTTCCCAAAATGTTTCTACAATCTTATATTTAGCTTCTAAATCTGCCGCTACTTCACTTGTCGTCTTGCCTTCGCCATAAGCCTCCTGCGCACGACTCATTACTTTAGGGCGACGCCGCTTTACAGCTTGCGTCAATGGTGAGGATGGCTCATACCGGGAGGGGTACGGATGATCTTCAAACCCTAGTACCAGCTTCAAATCGTAATCCCCCAGATTGAACCCCACTGGCCGGCGATCATAAGGTACTTGCGACCCCATGGTGACTTTGCCAGTTGTAGATCCATTAAGGTCATACCCTTGATTTGCTCAGGGATGTAGGTGCTTTCAGCAGTTCCCTGGTCAGCCGCACTGGTAATCAAACCAGATAAAAATGAATTAATTCCTAGTTTGTCGCGCAAGTTTTCCCAAAATGTACTTCCAGTACTCGGATCATCCTGCGCATACTCCAACAGGAAAGCGCAACCAAGATTATAGACGGCAAAAGCATAAATAGAGGGAGTCGTGGGTTGACTGGGAACAGTATCAAGTGCCCAATATGTAAGATTGACAGCTTCATCATAAGCAATTTGAAGCCAATCATTAGGAGGCATAGACCCAGAAGGTACGCCCATGATAGTAGCAACAAACCACTGAAAGCCCGCGAAAGTCGGGTCTCCAGCAGGCAATCCGATGGGGGGAAGAGTAGCAGGATCAATATGGACTAATTCATCTGTCATCGCCTACGTCGGCCTTGCTCTATCGAAGCAATAGTGTCTGATTGCCGGGTAACACGAACACCTTCCGCCAAATGGTCAAGATCATCGGCATACCCGGTCCTTGGCTCATCCTCCTGGAAACTCATTTCTAGCTGCCGCAACGGAGCACCAATCTGCTCTTCAATCTGTGAGTTTACAGCAAGAGCAGCCTCTTGGCGCATTTTCGAACCATAAGCTTTCAGAGCTTCTTCTTTCTTTAGCATGGCTCGGCGTAACTTTTCAGGAGTCATTTGTTTGCCAACAGAATAACAAAGTCCACTAAACGGATGCTGAGAACTATCAACTTCATCAATATCTACAATTCCATAGGTCTTATGTTGACCCAAAATTGCTTCAATCTCTGGAGTACTCAAATCAGTAATGGCACCATTGGGCGAAATACGAATTTGCCCGCCGATTGGTATCGTCTGAACAATAACACCTGGACGCTCCGGTGACCGGTAAGCAAACTGGAAAATCTGCTTGGACACATTTCCTATATATAGTTCTGGCATTTTTTCCTCCAAAAACCCTGCACCGAATCTCCTGCTATCCGGTGCAGGGCTCCACGCTGGTTATTGATACTGCATTGTGACAATAGTAATCGCCTCAGGACGGACGCCCCATCCAGAAGTACATCGCATTTCCGCCAGTACGTCAATTGCTCCACCAGCCAATGGAACCGGAATTTCCTTTGGCGCGGCCATATCACACAACTGGAGTGTGCAAGCTTCCATAGATGGAGTCAACTTCGCAAACTCGTTGGTATTGATACGAGCTCCCTTAGGTTGCTCCACCTCTGGCATAACGATAATTACCGCATCATTACCGCCTGCACCTTTGCCGATGAGAGTATCATCATAAGCCCAGATAATCTCATCATCATTCATTTCCAGAACATCTTTGACCACACCAGCCGTGGATGTAGAACCAGCACCGACACGCTGATAGCTGGTGAGTTGTACAATGTTCTGATATTCCATTGCACCAAGAGTCCGCTGCGGCCCAACGACCACAAACTTCCGTCCAATACCAAGTTGGTTAGTTCTGGTCTTTATGGCACTGATCTGAGAAATAATGAAGAATGCCATTTGGCCGTTGTCGTAAGTGACTACAGTCGTATTGCCCGCGCTATCAGCCGGGAGGGTGATAGCAGTCGCACCGCTCGTATTGACCAACCCTTCACCATTGGAGGGATTAAATCCATAGAGTAGGGCATTCCGCATAAGCTGGAATGTAGCTTGTCTCATTCCAAGCCTGTGAGCGTCAACAATCGATAGACCCCATCGGGCCATTGCCGCCGTATCATGATGGTCGTACTCGGCACGGACTCGAAGGAGATAGGTAGGAGCACTGATCTGTGAGAGCGAAAAATTGACACCGGGCAGTTGATTGTAAGCCGACTGACCAGCCGCCATACGGGTCCGAAGATCAACACGCTTGATGTAAGCGTAGAGATCACCGTCCGCCAACCTCACGAGTGGCGCACCAGAGGCGAGCAACTCGAAAGCACCAGATGCTTGGGAATACGGCATTAAAGTATCAGGCATCATATAAGAAGGATGAACCTGAACGAATGCCGGAGCAATCGAAGCCATGTTTCACTCCATCAGTTTGGGCCAGAGATGACCCCGGCCTTTCAGGTTAAGATTACAATACGACAAGAGCGGCTGCGTCGTTATAATTCCAGGTCGTTAATCCAGTACCAGAAGTATAGACAGGTCGCATACATCCAGATGACTTAACCTGGAGTATCTTCACTGCCAGAGCATTGGTTGCGAATGCAATAATCCTCTGAGCAGAAAAGTCCCAAGAGACCTGTTGGTTAATCAAGCCACCTTCCAAGGTCACCAATGCTGGATCAATGGCTAGAACAACACGAGCACCTGAACCCAAACGATAGAAGTTCACCAGACCACCGCTTCCAATAGTCGGAACCGGAGAAGTAGGTGTATTCACCGCCGCATAGTTCTGGTCAAATACGCTGAAGCCAGTCGTGGTTCCGGCACCAGCCGCTAGAGTGGTTGCACGAGCAATCACACTACCCAAGGCAATGTCAGGACGAGTCGGTGTTGCCGGAGATGTAGACCGCTCCGTTGGGATAAGTTCGGAAACAGCAATACCACCGAACATAGGAATAGTTTCGGTTGTTGCCAGCCATCCACCCGCCAACGCAAATCGCGTTGCCGGGTCAGGCATAGCCGTGCCTACGACAAACCCATCAGACTCGATGGTGAACATCCCGGCCGCAGAGGTCTGGATGTAAGGATTGAAACTAAAAGCCGGAGTTGCCATTTGAAGCATCCTTCCTTAGAGAGCCAGATTATTGCGAAGCCAAGGTACGGAAGGCTTGCACCTTACGCCCCGGACGTCCCATTTGTTTGACGAAACAATCCTTACCATAGAATACGATGGTACGGACACCAGTTGACGGGTCAGTCTTAGTAACCTGCCGCAGTTCTCCAGCTTCCAAATCTGTAGGATTGGACGCAGCAGCAATTGCATCAGCATACACTTGACCTTCAGCAATGCCAAAAGCCTCTTCCGGAAGTTGTGAGAATTTCACACTTTTCCAGACCGGGGAGTAGCTCTTGAGCTTCGTAGCAAGACGCTTGCGATAGTCAACAAGACCCTCGCCCTCAAGAGGTCGAGGCGCTCTTTGTCCAAAGCCATTGAAGATCGCATCAGCTCGAGCTTGAGCATCTGCAAAAGCAGCATGTTCATCATCACTTTTGGGCTTCATCAAAGCTTCAAGCCGACGGATGGTGACAGCCTGATCTTGGATCATGCGACGCAACGTGACGGAGTCTGCCTTGGCAGCATCGTCCTTTTTGTCATCGTCATCATCATCATCCTTGGCATCGTCATCTTTTTTGTCATCATCGTCGTCATCTGCCTTCTTGGCATCTGCCTTCTTTGAGTCAGCCTTCTTAGCATCAGCCTTTTTGGAATCCTTACGCTTGTCGGCTTTCTTATCTTCTGGCTCATGCTTAATTTCAAGCTCACCATCGTCACTCTTCTTGGCATCCGCCTTTTTGGAGTCATCCTTCTTATCGTCATCATCGTCATCATCGTCTAAGATTTTGTTCTTAGGCGTAGTGGCGTCATCCTTTTTATCGTCGTCGTCGTCTGCTTTCTTGGCATCGGCCTTTTTGGAGTCGTCTTTCTTCTTTGGAGGAAAGGCGTCATCCTTCTTATCGTCATCGTCGTCATCTGCCTTCTTGGCAGCGTCGCTCTTAGTTGGCATCTTGTGCCCTTCGCCCGTCTCAAGAGCATCCATTCTCTTTTGCAGAGCGTCCATCTTTGAAATCGCGTCGGCTAACATCGTGTCGACGCTCGCACCACCTGCTGCCATGATATCCTCCTAGAGTTAGCAGCCTCACAATCACGCGTCGCCGCGCGAACTCATCTAACCATTAAATCACGCCTTGTAATAAACCGATCAAGACGATCAGAAAACTTATTAAGTCCATCAACAAGAGCCAAAATCCCAGGAGGAATACCCTCTAGTTCTGGTGCTGGCTCAATGCTTTCTCCATGAAGTGGTAGTGATGGATCAGGTAAATTATCCAGTTTTGCCGTGACTACTTTTTCTCGAGGGTCACCAGTAGCTTCATCAATACGAATACCACTGGCATCACCACCCTTATCCCAGACGCCCTTCTCGCAAATTGCCAAATGATCAACGAAACTAGGTTTACCTTCAACTAAAAGTGTACTTCCATCATCCATCTCTATATTGTAATTGACTTTTGGGTCTCGAAAAACCACACTAGGCGAAGTCGACAGTTGCTCACTAGTGATCATCGAAATAGCTTCTTTATCATAAATTCGAGCTATTCCCCAAACATCTTCTCCTTTGACATAGGGAAGAGACATTGTTCCAACAATACGTCTGGCGAACTCATCAGAGTTAAGAATCTGAGTGTCTGGATGTTCCATAATAATTGGAATGCCGCTGCAACGTTGCAGAAACTCAGGAGTAAGATATACTGTGTCACGGCGAAATACCCATTCATTTAACTTGGGACGATATGAAAAACCAGTTCCACTTATCCGCATGTCAACTAAAGCTATATTTTCAACATACTGTGGTGACACTAGTTCTTCATCTCGAATAGCTTCTGCAAGCTCCAATTCAGTCATTCCATGCATTTTACGCAGGGCTATCATACAACCGGGATGTAAATTCAAACTCCCGGCATAATTTGGGTCCACCCAAACATACGCATCATGCTCATGATTGAAACGAGGAATAAACTCATCGTCACAATCATATAGAAAAGTAGTAAAATCGCATCCATCTTTGACCCTTCGGCATAAGAGTTTACCCGAGTGGCCAGTTCGATAACTCGTCTCTTCCATACATTCACGAACTGCACATTGCTCAATAGACTCATGGTCTTTCTTTACACCACCCGGATATGCCCATCCTAGGCCATCTGTCCTACGACAAAATAGGACGTGACCCCTTGGTGACTTAAACAATATTCCAGCGGCAACAATCATTAATCAACTTCCTTAGGATGTCGATTACTCGGTTGCATATTATCTTTATTTCGAGGCTTGACGTCCTTAGGCTTTCTCTGATGCTGCCAATTTTCAAACGCATCCAATCTTTCAGCCAATGAGTCAACTTCCGAGGTTAATTCTTCTACAGCAAGAGCGGCACTACCAGTGAACCCCATATGTTGATTATCATCACTCTTGGCCTTACGCATCGCTATTCCAACTGCCGCTTCCCTATTATGACCAGCTTTCAGCAATGTGCCTATGTTCTTCTTTACAGTTTCTCTTGACTTACCCTTTTCTAACTCCTCATAATCGTCATCAACACCGGTGATTTTACCTTTATTCTTGGAAGCATAGAAGACTTGCTCACCCTTCTCAGGGCCATACTGCTTCGTCATAGCAGCTTTAATCTTTTCGCCCTTTTCAGTTAGAGGCATGATTTAAGCCTTCTTTATACTCACTGTTACAAGAACAGTCTCCTTAACTAATTTCCCATCATTATTACGTTCAACTGTAAATCCAAATGTATATTCAACATCAGGTTTAATGGTGTTATCCACTACAGCTTCCCACAAATCATATTCTAATTCCGCAAAAGTATGCTGAAGCCTCTGAGGTAATTTAGAACTATTATTTGCTCCATTTGACATATCCCTTACTCAACCGCCTAATTCTATGGGCTTCAGTACGATCCGGTTTCCAAGTATAATGAAATCGGGCTTTTTTACTGCGAATATTAGAATCACTTATAGTAGGATCTACATAAGTCTCCTTATTAACATAGAGATGATTCGCTACACGAGCTCTAATCGCATTTGTCATCTGCAACGGACTAGTCATTTAGGATGTCCATATCCCGCACGTTTTTGCCGGGTGAATCTTCCTTGTCGATTTCGAAGATACCTGATAGTGATTTCTTCCCAACTTTCTTCAGGTTCTTGCCTAACCTCTAATTTCTTAGCCAAGCTCATTAAATCACGTTCAGAAACTTTGTACCGTCGCCGCAAATAAGTCAACGATTTCGCTACCTCATTACTAAGTGGCATTTTTCAGATGCTCTAATAACCGAATGACGTGTGGGTCATTTACATCATCAGCACGCGCCATCTTAACCTTTGGAATCTCTGGCGCAGCATCTTTAGTAGGATCCGCACCCAATTCCTTCTGTTGCATAGCTAATTGGTCATCTTTCTTTAACTGCTTTAATAGAATCTTATAATCTAAATTCAATGGGCTAGAATACAAGAGCTTGTTATTCGAAATAGCATCCGCAACCCACTGAATTAACCGAGCTTTGTTTTCTGGATCAAAGCTAAATTCAAGAATTTGATAAATGGAAATAGCCGCCTTCATCTTAATATCATCGACTTTTACTTGGTCAGAATCAGGCTCGCGTAGATATGAAGGCCACACGGCTTGATAACTGTTAACCCATTGATAGAAGGCTTCTTTATAATCTACATTCTTATATTTCTCTGGAAACTTCTCTTTTACAGTCTTGTAAAACTCAGGAGTCCAAGCTCGATGCATAACAATTCGGTCCAGAAATCGATATACAGGGTCCATAGTCTCACGTAAGCGGTCCATATATCGGGCGACTGCCTTTGCATCTTCAGAACCTTCGCCGAATCCTTCAGCAAAACTTTCTTGGGTGAGGAGCTTGACCGGCATGTCCGTAGCGTTCGCAATGTTTTCAAGTATATTACGTCGTGCGAGGACATGAGGCCCCTCCAAGTTCTGCATGTTTAGGGATTCAACGCCTTCGTCTGGAGTAACATTGATGACGTTGCCAGTTTCTGCCTCCTTAACAATCGAGCGTTTGAAGGAAGCTGCCCACGACATAATGTTATCAACAAAATTTCCTGGCTGCTTAATCTTAGCAACGAGCACTCCGACCTTGGTTTCAACGAGATCGTCTGCGATGAGGCTCTTGATATAGGATTTAAGCGGATAGAAAGCACGCTGATAAGCACTACGACCCACAAAGCCAAAAGCAGAAGTCGTATAACCAAGATAAATCGGCTTTTCGTTTGTAACAGTAACAGTACGTGAAGCATGATAAATGACGCCATTCACCGCAATTTGGCGATATTTCATAAAATCCAAGGCATTTGGATTCTGGTTTAGAACTAGAGACCCAGAAGTATTAAGAGGATCAAGAATGTTGAAGCTGATATTAAGGTCAGGGAGATCCCAGTAATCAATTGGCTCATTGCTGTTTACCCCATCTACCAGCAGTGCGATTGAACCGATACCATAAATCCGACTGATTGTCATTAAGTTATGGACCAGATAGTCACCTCCCATGGATTCCCATTCATGATTAAAGGCTTCGGCAACAATTTCCAACGGGCTATCAGGAATTTTGATATTCCGCTTTTGTGACATCGCAAGACTGACTGGCCCCTCAGCAATGCGCGCACCTAACGGATGATAAAGATATATTTCCTTGCAAGTTTCATAAGAAACTACATCACCCGGCACAATATCAGGAGCCACCAGTAACTCTTGAAGAGCATTACCGGGAATTGTATTAAGTCCTGATCCAGTAATTGGCATCTATTAGGCCGTTGTGAGTGAAAACGTTGCTCCAGCAGGGCACGATTGTAGATACAGACTTCCAAATGGAATACCATAAGCACTCACCTTATGAGAAGCATGAGGTGATGCATATCCACCGTTTGAATGTGGTGTAAAATTGAATAGTCTGATTGGAGGACTTACAGAATTATCAAGTAAGCAGAAGTAACCCGCTGTTGGATAACCGGTGGTAGGATCAAAGGTTGGAATTTCGTAGGCATTCGGTGGTACTGTAAAAAGAATTTGAGTAATGGTTCCAGCAAGATTATCGATTGTTGTCCCAACCTGAGCAGTCGTACAAGATTTAACGCCGTGTGCCATCGTATTCTCCTAACACGTGACTGTGAATGTCGTATTGGCAGGACAGCTTTGAACGAAACACCCATTCGTAAATGGGATAGATGTAGCTGCTGGACCAGCAATATTCTTCGGCCAAGTTGGAGCAGTTAAAGCTGGAGTTAATGGCATTCCAGGTCTTGGCTCATATTCACAAGCTAATGCTCTCATGTTTGCGGAATATATGGTACGAGCAGGACCATTAGGAATTGGCGTAAGATTGACGGTTGCGCCAGCTACACCGGAGCCAGCGCCTGAGACATAGGTCAATGCTGCCGGTGATGTGGGGAATACTGTATAATTGCCAGGATTCACAGGGCTACCGATTGCCGTAATCGCACCACCCGCAACAGTGACGTTGAATTGTGCCGGAGTGCCTGTACCTCCACTGACTTGATAGACAGCCGCACCCGCCGCACCAGTTGTTCCACCAGCAGCGATTGCCACTGTCCCAACCGCCAAGGTAGTCGGATCAACCAATGTCAATGGAGTCATGTCATCTACTTGTGCAGATGTAGGTTGATTCATCGTAAACGCAGTGATTGTTCCAGAACCACTCTTTAGAAGTGTCCCTACACTAGCAGAAGTGACAGTATTGGCAGCGAATTGTTCCGGTTGCTCCCCTACTCCCGTTGCTTTGGTGGCTTCTTCTGTTAGTGGGGTCTTTGCCATGACTTACTCCTTAGAAAGAGCAGAGGGAGTTTCGCCATTACACGTGATGTCAAACTGGCTATCTGAGGAAATACTTCTCAATGTCAAATTTATAAAGGGGATTCCTCCATTAACCATGATATCAGTGTTAGTGGGAAATGGCATCGAAGCCGTCTGAATATTGAAAAGTATGACGTCAGTACCAGTCGAATCGTCCACCAATGTAAACCAACCTCCAGGTTCTACTGGAGCCTTCGTAAAATGAATGGTATCCAAAGTTCCATTGTTGGCGATAACTGTACCCTCTACATCTTTGGTAAGAGTATAT